AAATAGTCATCAACATCACATTTTTCTCTTACAAATCTTTCTATCTCATCAACTTTTTTATTTAATCTACTTGCCATACAAAACCTATTTTCTTCTTTGTATGTAAATGATTATTTTAATGAAAGAAATGTTTGAGTTTTTTTTGGCGTCTGACTATGATTTTGCTTGAAAGTTGTCGTTATTTTTTAAGCTTGCATGTCACGAAATAGCTTGTGAGCTTAAAAAATTAATAGTAAATATTTGAAGAATTAGATAATTTGGGATTTGTCTAGAAACTCCGATAGACAATTGAAGATTTTTTTTACATAAACATCCTCTTGATTATGTAGCCCCTCCAGAGCAATCTGAAGGGGTTTTTTTATTTACTTTTTAGCTTGAAAATTGCGCATTAGGTCAAAAAACTTCTTAGGATCTTCATCAGCAATAACTCTCTCAAAAGCATCTATAGTTGATTGTGAAACCGCCATAGACATGCAAAAACTTCTCATAATATCTTTATTATCTTCTTTAGCATGTTTTTCAAGCAGTTTATCTAAAGCTAAGTAATACTTTTCTCTAATCTCATCAGTAACAACAGACTCTTTTACTTCTTGCTTAACTTCTTTCTTTTGCTCTACAACTGCAGGAACTAATTCTTTACTGACGTTGTCTAGCCAAGCTTTAAACGTTTCTTTAACGTGATTAGCGCCTTTAGATACAAGAATTTGCGTTTCTTTAGGATTCTTTTTAGAGAAAAACGTTTTGTACAATTCTATCTGCACAGACCCGCTCGCATACGTTCTAGCAAGAGTTTCTAAGCGATCAGCTTCGCCGTCTTCATCATCAGCAGCTAAAGACAAGAGAGCGCACAAAGAATATCTTCTAGCATAGCTCATCGCACTACCAACACCCTGATCATTTTTTCCAACTGTAGATATGAAGATCTCAGTCTTGATGCTTAATCCGTTTGTGTGTTGAACTACAGTTTCTAATAAAAACCCACCCTCAGTATGTTTTTGAAAGTGTATTATCAAAAGATTGTGTGCGTACAAGATATCTTCTATCGAACTCAAGATACCTGACAAACTAATGTACGAGTTTTTAAAGTGCGGATTTTTTGAATCAAAAACAAGTTTAGGAAATTCTCTTTTAGCATTGAGTAAGTCAGTATAAAATTGTGTTTGTAAGTCTGTTGTCGTCATAAAAATTCCTACTTTGTGTGATTTTCGATATATTCTAGTAAAGCTATTTTAATTAAATCAGTCATATATAAATCACGCTCTACGCAAAAATGACCAACTTTTTTGTATGTTTCTATATCCAATTCACATCTTATTTTTTTTGTTTTGTCTTCCATTTCAATACTCCAATTTAGTTTGCAAAAATTATAGCACACAATCCCTATTTTCCTAAAGACTTAAATAAAAATTTAAAAAATACAAATCACCACCTTGTTTTCAAATTATCTTTTGCTATGCTAAAACTAAAAAGTCATATGGCAGAGAAAAAAAAGAAACCACCTCGCAATCCGTTAAAAACCACTTCAGGCAGACCTCCGAGCAAAATAAATTGGGATGAAGTTAAAGAAAGTTTGCTTAAAGGCTGTACTGTATTAGATATAGCAGCAGAGCAAGGTGTGTACGACGGTACTCTTAGAGAAGCTTGCAGAAGAGAACAAAAAATGCAATGGACAGAGTTTGCAAGCATGTACAGATACCGCGGAGACGCACTTTTACGCAAAAAACAGTTCGACAGTGCAATGTCAGGCGATAGAACACTCTTAGTTTGGCTTGGAAAGCAACGTCTAGATCAACGTGACACTCCTGCCCAAGTTATAACAGAAGAACAGAAAAAAGGCTTTGAAGCAGTTATCGCTACTCTTGACGCTCTGAGAAACCCTCAATAAGCACTTGTAATAACGTCTGAAGATCATATTGGTTTAAAGGTTGTTCCATAGCATGCTGTGGCAGCCTTTGCACGTTATCAAGCATTAATTGCAAGCTAGAAACTAAGTTTTCAAAATTGTGTCTAATCTCGCTGAAACTTGTATGTAGGGTGTTTTCTGTGTTGTTTTTTTCTATAATTGTAGGCTTAAAAGTTGTGCCGTCGTCACGAACTCTAAGAAAGTTATCGAAGTTCTTTGCTAAAGCAATCATCTTCAAACCGCCATCTACAGCTATTTCTCCACATTCACAACGTTGTAAATCATAATCGTGCATACTTTCAATTATAGTATTGCATAATAAACATTTCGCTATATTCTTCATTCGTAATATTAAAAGAGTAAATAATGACAAAGATATTATCAGAAAAACAATTAACGTATATTAAAAATTCAAATGCTAAATGGAATCTTGCTCATGGTAGTGTGAGAAGTGGTAAAACAGTCTGCACACTATTCAGGTTTATGGAAGCATGCTACAAATGCCCCGACACACAAATTTGGATGATGGGAAGAAGCTCAGAGACTATTTTCGACAACGCAATACGTCTAATACTAGAAGCGCCCTCAGGAGATATTCCAGACCCCCTTGGCATCTTCAGACCCTTCTGTAACTGGTCTCCAGGCAAACGTGAGCTACGTTTTTTTGACAAAACTATATCTACAATAGGCTGTCAGAACGAAGGAGCAATTGGAGCGATTCAGGGAAAGACATTCTCATTAGCATACTGCGATGAGATCACATTGTATCCTGAGAGCATTATAGACATGATCGACACACGCCTATCAAACCCACACAGCATGGGTTTTGCCTCCATGAACCCTTCTAGGCCTGATCACAAAGTCAAGCAATGGATAGATAAAGCGATAGCAGGTGACAAGAACTACTACGAATTACACTTCAGCTTAGACGACAACCCTTTTGTGGATCAGGAATACAAAGACCGTTTGAAAAACTCTCTGAGCGGTGTTTTCTTCAAACGAAATTATTTAGGCCTCTGGTGTATGGCTGAGGGAGCTATCTTTGATTTCTTCGACAGACAAGTACATGTTGTTAAAAGACCGCCAAGAGCTGCTGAGTATTACATAGCAGCTATAGACTATGGAACATCAAATGCCTTCTGCTGTTTGATAGCAGGTGTCAGCACTGGACGCAATGAGAAGCTCGGAAAATGCATTTGGATAGAAAAAGAATACTATTATGACAGTAAAAAAGTAGGTAGACAGAAGACTAATAGCGAATACGCTGACGATGTAGAAGCATTCTTGGATATGTATCCGATCAAGACATTATATCTAGATCCCTCAGCTGCTAGCTTTAAAGTAGAGCTACGACGTAGAAAAATTGCAGTTGTTGATGCTGATAATGATGTGCTTGCAGGCATAGAAACTACTGCAAGTGAGATGAAGAAAGGTAACTTATTCATTCTAGATACGTGTGTGAACTTGATTAGAGAAATAGAGGGATATGTGTGGGATGATGCAAAAATCGAAAAAGGCATTGACGCACCACTCAAGAAGGCTGATCACGCTGTAGATTGCGCTAGGTATCTTTGCAAGAGCCATAAAGTTAATACTTTTGATCAAGAAGCGTACACACGCAAGCTAGAACAGCAAAAAATGAGCATGTACCCTCAAGGGTACGGGTGGCAAACTTTTTAGTCACTTGCAAAACAAACTATTTAATAAGATACTAAAATAAAAAAAAGAGTTTACAATATGGCTTTTTCTTTGCCGACTTGGGATGACACACAAGAGCCTTCACAAGCTAATATCAGGGCGTGGTTAGACAATCTATACAGTCGTTTTATGCCCCTTGAGCAAGCGCGATGGAATCAATCTAATATCGACACACTTTTCTACGCAGGCTCACAGAACTTTGTGAACAGGTTTTATGGCTATACAGTGTCAAATCAGTATCAAAACTTTTACTTCAATCTCTTACAAGTACCTGTGCAAATGGTCACAGGCTATCAACGTCAGAATCGAAAAGCTATCTCATACATACCTACAGAGGGTGCTGATGAAGAAACTACTGATGACTATACTAAACTGATTACACACGTGTGCAATGCTGAAGGCATTCACGAAACATTTTCTAAAGCGTGTGAGTTAGCAGCAGTAAGCGGATTTGTGTTATTGCAACCCTACTTAGATTACGACGGAGATGACCCTGCACAGGGCAGCATGAAACTGAAAATCTGGGAGTTTAATAGCTTTCTGTGTGATCCATTCTTTAGAGACACAGCGACAATGTCAGATGCTTCGTGGGTGTGGTGTCAACAGTATGTAACGAAGAAAGAAGCATTAGAGAGATTTCCCGACGCAGCTGATAAGATACATTATATGAGTGCAGCACCGCAGCGTTATGGCACGTTCTACTTTTTGCCCGAGCAGTATAATATGTCACGCAACGATTTGATGGTTTTATCATACGTCTGGTACAAAAGCAAACGTAAGCGTAAAAGACTGTATAGCAGATCAATGAATCAATTCTTTGATTTTAGTGGTGATGATCAACATTTGTTAACTATACTTGAGAATGCTCCTGATTTTGAAGAAGTCACGCAAGAAGTCGTGACGTGGAAACTGACAGCAGTGCTAAATGATCAAGTTGTGTATCAAGGACTTAACCCTCTCGGGACTGATGATTGCCCATTTATACCCGTCGTGTGGTGCTTAGACAATCACATTTCACAATACGAAAACAGATGTCGTTCATTAGTAAGATCAATGCGTGATGCAAACTATCTCATGAATCGCAAAATAAACATCTCAAACGATATTGTGGAGTCAACTGTGAACTCAGGATGGCTCAGAAAACAAGGTGCGGTGGCAAATGAAGATAATCTTCGTAAAACGGGCCAAGGTTACGATATCATAGTTAATGAAGGGTATGAGCTTACCGACATCGTAAAGATTCAACCAAGCGCGGTTCCT